AAGCCTGACCAGTTCCAAGCGAAATACGGCGAGTCTCCAGAGAGTACCGCCCCGATTGAGAGTGTACCGGACGCAACAGGATGTTCCGTTGCCTAGCGGGGTGTAGCTCAGTCTGGTAGAGTTCTCCATCTGGAGTGGAGATGTCATTCGTTCAAATCGAATCACCCCGACCATTCACAGGAGAAAGCTGAATGAAGCCTATTGACATCGCACAGAATTTGTACGTCGGCGGAGACGCGGCTTACGAGATGGTGAAGGACAAACCAGAGTTTAGGACGTTGCGCTGCTGTAAGTACGGCCCCGGAGGGCATCAGCAGTCGCTTGGCTATACCTCTCTCGGGGCACCAAAAGGGCCAGATTATCTATCGGTAGTGAAGCCCAATCGCATGGCACTAAACATGATTGACGTTGCTGATCCCAACCTAATACCTATCGAGATGGTAGAGACCGGGTTGAAGTACGTTGACAGTCAGCTTCGTTCTGGACACAAAGTTTTGATTGCCTGCAATGCAGGACACAGTAGAGGCCCGACTACAGGCTTGTTGTATCTGAGAGCTATCGGTGAGTTTCCCGGTATGACCTTCCAGCACGCAGAGCGGATTTACCGTGGACTTTACCCGCAGTATTCTCCGGGCATTGGTATGCGGCACTTTGCAAAAACCAACTGGCAATTTTTTGATAATTTGCTGGTCAGTAAATAAGGAGATTTCATGGATCATGTTTATCACGAAGTAGCATCCCATATGGGTGGCAGCGAACATAAGCCTGCGAAAGAGATCGACCACATCAAGTCCTACAAATCCAAGACTAGCGGCGATACCATTCACGAACACCACCACACCCACCCTGAACATCACCCAATGGAGAAGCACACCAAGCGCGGTGATGATGAGATGGCGGCGCACATGATGGCGAACCTCGGCACCCCGAATCCCGGAGAGACCGCAGATACAGGGCCAGCAGGCCCGGCAACGCCCTCGGATGCAGCAGCGGGGGCAGGCGCAGCACCTAATGCAGCAGTAGGGGCACCACCTATGGCGGCTATGTAAATGGCAGACATGTCTATGCACCGTGCGCTGGCCGCAGCACAGAATGGGGCTAAAGGTGATGCTTCTAGTAGCAACGAGCATGAGGCTGCTGTTGGAAAGCTCCAAGCAGTAACCATGCCGAAGCCTCCCGCCGATAACACGGTAAAGCCTAAGTTGCAGAAGGTTGATTTGGGTCGAGACACTTCGACTACTAGTATGGGCTTTGCTCAGCCAAATCAGACTATGAACAATTTGGTTCGTTCCGAATAAGGAGACCTATTATGAAGAATCATTCCCTGCATCGCGCTTTGGCGAGTATGAACAAAGGTGGCCTACATCGCGCTCTAGGGGTCAAGGAGGGCGAGAAGATTCCGGCTGACAAATTGGCGGCTGCTAAGAATAGTGACAATCCTCACATCGCAAAGATGGCGCAGTTCGCGCACACAATGGCCGGGTGGAACCACGGAGGTAGCAAGTAATGGCAGGTTTTGTCACCATACAGGGTAAGATTGCCGTGACCAACACGGCCCAGCAGCTTCCGTCGTCAGGGGTTACCAAGCTCAACAGCTTTACACTGACTGCCAAGAGCACTAACGCTGCCGCTATTGCTGTAACCGTGCTGTCGAACTCCGGGGCGGTTGATGGTACTGGAACTGGATACATCCTTGAGAAGGGAACAAGTATCACGCTTACGGGGTTACTCACTACGGGTGCAATCTGGGTAAACGGTACATCTGGAGATATTTACTCTGGAGCGGGCAACTAAACTCTGGAGGGAGTTATGCAGATAGAGACACTTCGGGAACTAGCAATTGAATGCATTACAAACCAGAACTATCACTTTCGTGCATTGACCCTTGAGCAGGTTGATGAAGCGTCACTGAAGAGCTTCAAGCGGCTTCCACCCGCACAGCAGAACAAAGTTGCTGAAAGTTGGAAGGCTGCAATCGCAGACGAACTTGAAAAGAAGCACGAGACGTTTTCGGATGTGCATCTGAAAGAAGCACTCCGCTACCGTTTCCTCGCACAAACCAATCTTTACTTTCTGTGCAAGTTGTTGGAGAAATACAACAGAGTAACCATCAACACGCATGAGGACATTTGCAACAAGTTCTTCGTGCAGAAAGACCCGTCGTTCGCAACATTTGAAAAGTTTGCCAACCAGTACACTGATCTGAAGGAACGACTATTGCTCGTTCCACGCGGCGGGTTCAAGTCTTCCATCGACATCGCCGACTGTGTGCAGTGGATCATCTGCTATCCGGCAATTACTATCCTCATCCTGACGGGCGTTTACGACCTCGCCAGCGACTTCATCAAGGAGTTGAAGAAGCACTTCACTCTTGAAGAGGCCGGGGTGCTCGACAAGAAGGGCAAGATGACGTTCGGCCCGGCGAAACTGCTGGACGACGACACTGGGGACTGGTCTTCGAGCTACTTTCAGATTCTCTTCCCTGAGCATTGCGTTAGCCCGGACACCGGGACGCAGCATGAATTTCAGACACCCGCTGGAGGCGACGACAAAGAGCCTACCGTTCGCGCAGGGTCTATTGAGCAATCGTTGGCCGGGCCTCACTACGGCATCATCAAGCTCGACGACGTTGTGACCAACGAGAACAGCAAGACGCAAGAGCGTATCGCGGGTATCAACAAACAGATCAGCATCAACCGTGGTGCCCTCCACCCTTACGGGTTCATGGACATCATCGGTACGTGGTATGACGAGAAGGATTACTACGGAAAGCGCATCAAGCAGGAAGAGTTCTTCGCCAAAGAAGAGGGCAGTCCTCACCTGATCGTAGGATCAGTGGACGACGGGCGCTTCAACAGTGCCGTCAAGTTGAAGGTTTACCTCCGTGCGTGTTGGTGGTTCACTGACGCCGCGAAGAAGGCTGGAAAGATCGAAGCAGAGGCCAAGAAGGAAGACTACGAACTGTGGTTCCCTGAGCGCCTGACCTTTGAGTTCCTGAACAACGAACGGCAGACAGAGCCGGACGCCTTCCCGATCAAGTACCTCAACAATCCCCGGCAGCTTCACAAGGTGAAGTTTCCCCGAGAGCTTCTGATCCGGCGCACCGTGCCCGGCAATCAGCTTCCTCCACAGGGAATCGTGGTGACTACCGTTGACACTGCCTACTCAACAAAGAGTTGGGCGGATTACACGGTCATTCTCACATGCCTGATTTCAGGCGGGCGCTTCTTCATCATCAATATGAAGAGGGGCCGATTCAACGAGTACGAATTACCCGCAGTCATCGCGGGCGTTGCGCAGACGTGGAAACCGAAGCGCATCGCTATAGAGGACTCGATGGGCGTGAAGTGGATGGGACAAGAACTGAAGCGCGAGATGAATCGCCTCCAGATTAGTGTGCCCGTCGAATTTTGCTCATTGGGACTCGGTTCAAAGGCGAAAGCCAAAGCGATGAAGGCCAAGCCAGTCCTCCGACTGCTTGGCGACGAGCGCATGTACTTCCTCAGTTCGTGCGAGGGACTGAACGAGCTTTACAACGAGCTTGAGAAGTTCACCGGAACGAGCGACGACGCACACGACGACATTGTGTCGGCCCTTTCACTACTGGCTGAACAGTTCGGTGCGTACGCGGATATGGGGGCTAAGACACAGGCGGCAGAGACAGATTACGCCAGCGACCAGAAAGCCGCAGCCATGTACCAAGTGGTCTACTGTCTGGGTCAATACGCGAAGTATAACGCTTCGCAGATACAGGGTGATGACAACCCGACCACCCAGTACCAACTTGAGCAGAACGGTAGGAAGTTCCGTGACGATGACGGCTCTTCACAAACCGATCCGCTTGCTGACGCAGGGTTGTTTTAGAGGAGAAAAAATGGCAGATAAGAAAATGGCGGCCTTCAAAAAGGCAGATGCCAAGCAGGACATGAAGCTGATGAAGAAGCTGGCGAAGAAGTCCGACAAGAAAAAGAAGTAACGGCGGAGGCAACACGGCATGGCACAGATTGAGAAGGACGGAATAGCAGGCGGGTCACTCCAGCCAGCCGACTATGGTAAGGGCGGTGACTTGACAAGCAAGTCTGCCGAACTGACTTTGGTCGTAGGCTCTGCGAAGCAGGCAGAAGAGTGGATCGCCAACAAGCAGTGGGCGCTCCTGTGGCGCGATGCCGACCTTCTGTACCAGTCGCCACGACCGATGACCGTTTACGAAAATACCTACGTCCTTGAGCCGAACGTCCAACGGTTCACTGTGGCGAAGGTTTGCAATGCGGTAGTGCCGCAGCTTTACAAGGGTCTGTTCTATGCCGACCCTCCGATGCTGCTGCGCCCGCGCCCCGGCACCACCCAAGATGTTGTGGACGGCAAGTCCGCACTGTTCTCGTACCTACTCGATGAATGCCGCTTCAAGACGGAGACGAAGTGGGGACTCGAACAGATGGCTTGCCTCGGCACTGGCATCTGGAAATGGGGCATCGTCTACAAGAAAGTTGTGACGACCAAGCGCCAAGCCACGGTTACCAACGTGACGACCGGGCCGGACGGCGCACCAACGAATACCGTACTGCCTACAGACGACCTACCGAAGATCACGACAACAGAGCGCGTTGTACCCCGCCCGTTCTTTGAGTCGCGGCCACTGAGTCACGTCCTCGTCGATCCTAAGTGCCCGGTTGGAGACATCCGACAGGCCGACTTCGTAGCAGACGTTCGCTACCTGAATTTTTACGAACTGGACACGATCCGCGAAGCTCTCTCAGAGCTACCGGACGATCACCTAGACAAGAAGGGCTGGAATCTTCCGAAGTCTTCGGAGGAGTTGAAGCAGTGGTGGATGCCACCTACTGACAGCGGCCCGCAGTTGCTTTCGAGTGAAGGTGCAACCTACATCGACGGTGCTGTGTATCATGCGCAGAAAGTTAGCATCGAGGTAACCCCGGACGTACTCTTCGCAAAGAAAGAGGTTCTGGAATACTGGGATCGCAAGCGCAAGATCATGGTCATCGACCGTGCCAAGGTAATCTTCTCTGGCGACAATCCATTCGGCGTCATCCCGTTCCTTTCAGCGAACTGGTGGAATAGACCGAAGGCGTTCTACGGCATGGGCCTCGGCCTCATCGTCGGGCAGAACCAACGTGTCGATCAGGGAACGATCAACGCCATCCTCAAGATTCTGTCGTTCGGCGTCAACCCGATCTACCTGCGCAAGAGGGACACCAATAACCCCACGCAGATGATTCGGACTGGCCTCGGAAAGATTCTCAGCGTTGACGGAGAAGTCGAAAAGGCTTACAAGCTCATGGACACCCCCAAGGTGCCCGGCGACATCTGGTCAGCACTCAAGGAATCGGAGACAGCGACCGAAAGCGCATCAGGCGCAGACCAAGCCCTTGTGCAGGGTTCCACCGCAGGGCCGCGTAGCTCAATGGGGCGCACGGCGGGCGGGGCAAGCCTGCTGGCTGGCGCGAGTGCAACTCGACTCGATGGCCCGCTCGACAACTTCATCGAACAGGTGTTCAAGCCGTTCTTGTACATCCTCGACGATCTAATCATGCGGTACCTGTCCGACGCTGAGATCAGTGCAATCCTCGGCGACGAGATGAGCAAGGATTACGAACTCGACCTAGACGCCTTCCACAAGGCCCGTATCGAGTACGAAGTCTTGGCTGGATCAAGCCTCGCCGCGAAGCGGACGATGGCGCAGTCGTTGACCCTCATCACCCAGATTTTCGAGAACCCCGCCATTCAGCAGAACCTCGCTGAGATCAACGGCGAGTACATCGACTTCAAGCCCATCGTTTCGATGTGGATGGAAGCCTCTGAGTGGAAGAACAAGAACGACATCATCAAGCCACTCACCCCTGAGATGAAGGCCAAACAACAGGCTCAGTCACAGCAGGCGCAAGCGCAGTCGAAGGCAGCGGTAACCGCGCAGTCCAATCAGCAGAAGTTCCAACAGAAGTCCCAGCTTGAAGATCAGGCAACTGACAACCGTATCCGGCGCGACATCGTACGCGAGGCGTTCCGAGACAACGGTATGAGCGAGGCAACTGAGGGCACTCCCGCAAGCGGTGGACTTGAAGGAATGCAGCCTAGCGTCCAGTAAAGATAGATGAGGCGACCCGTTCAGCCGGGTCACCAAGGCGTACAGGGCACTGTGCCCGCCTCGTCGAACTGTCCGGTTTTGGGTGTTCCGGCGTAACAAAAACACTCAAACTGCCTCGGGAGGGGAAATGGCATTTGAACCAGTAATTGAACTGACCGACTTCGAGCGCGGAGAGTTAGCGCAAACATGCGCAACGCCCGGCTTCAAGATTATCCACAAAATCTTGCGGAGTGAAGTAGACAAGTTCGTGGTAGCACACATGAACACTCCTGTGGAGGATGAGAAGCTGGCCTACGCCCGCTTCGTGCAATCAAAAACGGCAGCCCAGATTTATCAAGGCATGGCCGACCGCATCAACTTAGAGTTGACTGTGGCGGTGGCGCGAAGCAAGGAAGGACAGACCGAGACCGTAGGCGATTCCACAGAGGGTCTACTTGACCTTGGAGAGATCGCGTCGAGCGATGTACCAAACCTTCTCGGTGACTACCAAGAAGATGACGTGCTGGAGGGCACATAAATGACCATAGAAATTGAACAGCGTTCCCCGGAGGAAATTGCTTTACTCGCACAGGCAGGGCTTCAGCCTGACGGAGTTACTCCTCTTGAATCGGTGTCAGATACAGCGCCAAGCGTAGAAGCAATTCCTGCCATCGAACAGGCTCTAGAACCTGTAGTTTTGGAATATCGCTATCAGCCCAAAGATGAAGCTGGACGCCCGATGGGTGGAGAGCAGGTCATCAAGTACACTACCCCCGAAGAGCTTGCAGACAAGCTCCGCGACAACAGCATTCTGCTTCTGCGCAAGCTCCGTCTGGAGACGCGCAACAACCGCCTCGGCATCACCAATGACGAGGAAATCGCCGACACCGCGCCGCGTTATACGCCCGCTGTGGAGTTCAAGCCGCGCGATCTGACACAGGAGCAACGCGCGAAGCTGTCCCGTGATCTTCTCGATCCCGACACCTTCGACCAAGCAGCAGACGAGTTGCTCGAAGCCCGCATCGGCGCAAAGCCGACAGTGCTTGCGAACACCGTCAATCAGCTTCAGCAGGAGAGCTATCGCCAGAAGGCGTTTGCCGAATCCGAAGCATTCATGAACTCTAACCCGGACTTCTATCGGTGCGAAGAGAACGGCGTAGCCATCACAAGCTGGCTCGTACGCTACAAACTCGCCCCGGTACGTGAGAACTTCCAGAAGGCCTATGTCACACTCAAAGCCGCTGGCGTCCTCATCGAAGCCCCCGCGCCGCCGCCGCCCGAGGTAGTTATTACTCCTCCAGCGCCAGTAGTGGTGCCTCCGCCAGCGCCCGAACCAGTGGTGGTTGAACCACCGCCGCCTCCTCCGCCCACACCCCGTGCGGGTATTGGAAGTGGTCTAACACGCGACAACGCATCCGCACCGGGAGTTATCCCAGCGCGAACCGCAGGCGACGACATCGTTTACGAGGAAGCCATGCCGGGCGGCCAAGTTCGTCGATGGACGGGCCTACAGGCAATCGACCGGATGCCTTCCGAGATTTACAAGCACCGCCTCAAGACGGAGCGCGACTTCGCGGGCAAGGTTGACAAGCTCGAAGCCGGACGCGGAAAGAAGAAGTAATGGAAATTTCTTGCAGCAAATGCAAGCGTACTTTCGGCGTTGAGCCGGACGATGTGCATGGCCGCGTGGTGAACAAGAAAGCCACCAGCGTGTTGCAATGTACCTGTGGGAACCATGTGTTCCCGGCAACGAAATAGACATAACCCATCGATCTTCGGAGACAGGGTGCGGGCCGCCCCTTTGGTGGGGCGGTTCTGCTATATGAATTTGGAAGTTGGATCAAGACGGTGGATTACCGTGACTGATCCCCTAGTATGTGCTGAGGAAGTTTTCGATCTGAGACCCTGATCGAACGACAGAAACCAACGGTCGGATTACCGTTGCGCGGAGTCGAGTGCCATAGAGGGCGATACGCAAGAGAGACGCTTCTGGAGGGAAGTCGGCGAACTCGTATCACGTTTCAGGAAGTAAAGGAATCACAATGGCATACACTCCTGCTGGAAACGTCCAGTCAAACCTCCCTCAGTCCACCGTCAAGTTCTACGATAAATAATCTTGTCGTAGTAAAACCCACTCTGATTGACTTGGAAGCTGAAATGGCTAACAGGGCGCAAGCAATGCTTGACAAAGCAACGCAGCGTGAGAGACTAAGTGAGAGGGAACGTAATGAGAGTCTCAAGAACACCAGAACAAGCAAAGGAATACCAAAAGCAGTGGCGTGTGAATAACCGCGAAAAGATGCGGAAGTACGCCAAGACATACAGAGATCAACACCGGGATAAGCCTGCCCATCTTATGCGGAAGTACGGAATAACCGTAGAACGCAAAGAAGAGATGTACGCAGAGCAGCACGGTGTTTGTCTAGTATGTGACCAGCCTTTGAAAGCAGTTCATGACCGCGACACTTGTGTCGATCATGACCACGCTACAGGGAAGGTTCGTGGGTTGCTCCATTGGTATTGCAACATCTTGGTAGGCGTTTTTGAGAACAAACCCGTGCTACTTGAAAAAGTACAGGCTTACGTTATGCGATAGTCCGAACATGCGGGAATAAAAACCGTATGAGATCAGCAGAAATGATCTGATCCGTGCTCTGAAGCACGTAACACATTGAAGAAGTTCCGTGAGAACCTGAAGGCTCAGACCCCCTTCATCGCCTGCTCTGAACGGCTTGATCTGCCGACCAAGAGCGGTAACCAATATGAAATGTTTATGTACGTTCCGCTGGCTGCAAATCAGGCGCAGACCACGGAAGGTTCGGTGGGTACCTCCATCTCGGTCAACGTCCTTCAGACGACCGCAACCATCGGCGAGTACGCAGATTACGCCAACTTCTCCAGCTTGTCTCTGGCAACCGCCATCGACAACACAGTCGAGAACGTGGCCCGCGAAATGTCCTACCGTCTGGGCGAGAGCCTGAGCGGACTGGTTCGCGCAACTGCGGACGGTGCAAACGCGGTTGACCCCAGCGTTCTCATCGCTCTCCCGGCAGCTTCGACTTCCAGCTTCACGACCCTCAGCCTGACCGAGATTCGTAACGCTGTCCAGTCCCTCGCTGGCCGTTCCGTGCGTCCGTACGACGAAGCATCCAAGGCATTCTGCGGTGTAATCCACCCGTTTGCTCTGGGCGACGTTCTGGCGGATACCGCGAACAACGCACCAATCGACATCCTCAAGCACACTCCGGTGGGCCTTGCCACGATGGAAGACCTCCTGAGCACCGACTTGACCGAGATGATCGAACTGCCTAGCTCTGGAGTTCACTTCTTCCAGACCAATCAGGTGACCGCGACCTCGAATTACAAAGGCGTCACGGGCCTGACGGCACTCCGTACCTACATCTTCGGGCGTGATGGCATCTACAGCATCAAGCTCGGTGCACAGGGCGACACGGAGTTCGGTGACGGCGAGTGGCAGAACATCAACTGTAACATCGTTCAGAACGCAGAACCGACTGTGGCCGACCCGGAAGGGTTGATCCCCGGTTGGACGAGCTACCGTGTTCACTTCACCACGTCGCTCGGCCCCGACACCACGATCCGCATCCGCGAGATCGACGCTGCGTCGGCAATCAGCTAAGGAATCGGCGCGGAGATTTTAGGTCTCCGCGCCTCGTTTCTTACGTTTGAGCTTCGTTTTGAAAGGACGAAAAAATGTATAATTCGATTTTCTCTGGTGCCCCAACCTCGCTGACCCCAGCGCCGGGTGGCACCACGAACACCGGACTTGACAATGCTAATGGCGTCGGCTATTTTGTCGGCCCCGGACTTGTTGGGTGGACTCCTATCACTGCGGTGGTTGCTAAAGTCGGCCTGACTGCACAGGTGGCGAACAACGCTAATGTGCTGACGTACTCGGTCTACAAGACTGGACTGTACGAAGTTGACTTGTATGAGGTTTCTACCAATACCCCAACGGCGGCGACCCTTCCAGCCATCACAGTTGTTTATACAGATGCGGACACTAGTGGGTCAGTAACTCAGACCCTTGCGGATGTGACTTCTGTTGGCGCGGCAGGCGTAGTCAATCAGGGAAGTTTCTTGATTCACGCTAAGGTCGGAACCAATGTCGTGATTGCGACCACTAGTTATGCGGCTGGCAGCGGGACAGCACTGGCTTATGCCGTGCATCCACGCATCGAGTACAAAGGCTAATAGCCAAAAGCCAAGCATTATCTATAAGGAGATTCAAATATGTCTCAGTACCCATCCGCGACCACCGGTCTTGGCGTAGCCGCCAACATCCTCGTGGCAGGCAACGTGAATGTGGGGAACACTACGCCGGGTTACAACATTGTCAAGTTGTCCCTGACCGCAGCTACTTATCCCACCACGCTGCAACTCAATCCTGAACTTGTGGACGTTTCCGGTGCAGTAATCACGCCGGGCACCGCTTACACCCTGTCCGCTGTCGCCAACGCGTCAGGCGGCACCACGGTTTACACCGGGACATTCACTGGGGCTACCACTGGTAGTCTCGTTGGACAGACCTTTGTTGTGACCGGGTTTGTGACTGCTGCTAACAACGGCACTTTCATCGTAACAGCTAACAGTGGTACCACCACAGTTACGCTGGACAACGCTGCTGGTGTTGCCGTTACTGCCGCAGGTACCGCAACTTCGCAAGAAGCTGGTAGCAACGAGTTGACCTATGTTGCCTACGGAGCTAAGAACGTGAACGGTAGTTATCCTGCTGGTCAGGCCGTTGCCACTGTTTCTGCTTCTGGACTCATTACAGCGCAGCAGTTGGGTAGCACTACCGTTGAAGTGTCGTACCCGACCTTCAACAACGCAGTCGGCAATGTCGTGTCGAGCGGTAACATCATGAATGGTCTCCCGATCAACAAGGTGTACGCGCTTGTCGATGTCTTCGTCGTAGCGTAACAAGAACTGAAGTGGGTGGGGCGTCCTAGTGGCGCTCCACCTTCTGCTTTGAGCGTGGAGGCGCAAATGAGCAAAGGCAGCCAGTACGAAGAGGATGAGATTCGCAGCGTCACGAGAGATCAAAACCGTGCATTGCGCATCTCCAACAGAAATTCAAGACGCCGCGAACGCGAAGAGCGTGAACGCGCAGACGCTCTCTACTATGCACTGCTTGAAGCAGATGGTAGTAGAGACGCAGCAGTTGAGGCATTCGGGAAACTGTGGCGGAGCGGAGCGTTTGATTGCGGGCCACAGGACTATGACATCATAGTCGAGATCGCGCTGGAAGCCGTACGCATCGCCAGTGGCGTTCAATCCGCAGGAACCTGCCTGCCCGAAGCTGCACAAGTTTCATGTGAGCCGAACGAAGCCTAGCGGGTGGATTACCCAACAGGCATAAAGCGGGCGTTGCTCACGTAAGCATCCACGCGGTCGGCCAACCGAGTGTGAAGCTACTCCACTCACCGGGCGTCATGAACCTCGATGAAATGGAGATTGTTTTTGGCACAAGCTGGAGGGCTTGAATGGAGCAAGTAAAAGTTACAGGCACGAACCAAAACAGGGAAGTCAACCCGTGGGATTCCTACGGCGCAGAGATGGAGACCACCCTATCCCCTGAGATGGCTGCCGCAGTCGCGGAGTACGCGGAGCGCCAGTACGACTACGATTCAACGAGCAACCAGAACAAGGAAGCCCTCGCCGAACAGAAGGAATACAGCGACGATGTGGCTAAGCAATACCAGTGGATCAAGCCGGAAGAGTACGCGGACTTTGAACAGCGCATCGGGCGCGTCATGAGTCATGCGGAGTTCATCACGCTTCTGCGAAAGGCCCACGTCATCTGTCACTATCGACAGCATCCGCATGAAGACAAGGCCGTGCTCTATGTGAGCAAGGATGTCAACTCGGAGGCGGAGAAGGCGTGTTGGGTGCAAGTAGGGCATATGCCTGAGCTATCCATTATGAACTTCGACGATCACGGCGCACCACTTGCGGAGCGTCGGCGCGGCTGGAGAACCTGCCTTTTGCAACTCATCCTCACCGGTAAGATCAGTGAGGCGATGGCGAACATTACCTTCGGCAGGCCGAAGCAGACCGATGTGTACGCTCGGTACAACAAGACGCTGCTTGCGTTCAGGAACGCGGGCAACAGTTTGCAACTGGATTAGTCACAAACCCTAAAGGAGGGGGTAGGAAAGCATGAGTGAAGTTGAGAACCTTTTGAGCGGAGCGCCCGCAGCAGCAGCAGCGCCCGCAGCAGCAAAAGCAAAAGCACCAGAGAAGACCAAGGCGGAACTACTCACCGAAGAGACCGCAGCCATCGCTCTAGAAAACGCGAAGATGGATCGTGAGTTGAAGCTCCTCGAACTTGAAGAGAAGCGCCTGACCGTGGAGGCGGCCAAAGCCAACCTTCAGGACACCCGTGAGCGTCTCGATGAGCGCCAGTTGAAGCGTGGCGTACTCGCCTCGCGCAGCAAGACGAATGGTGCGACCATCTCTGCACTCGCGGCCAACGCGAAGAAGGTGCAGAATCGTTGCAACCACAAGAAGGGCGGCAACGGCATCCCCGGATACGTTGGCGGTCAGGGAAACGACTCGAACTACGCAGTCATGAAGCACACGATGTGCTGGGGCGATACGTGGATTCGGTGTATGCGCTGTGGCAAGACGTGGAAGCCCCCAGTCGAGAAGTTTTTTGACTCGAAGGAAGAGTATATCAAGGAATTCACGGAGTATCAGGCGGCCTTGAACTACCAGACCAACAATAGCGGATCAAGCTCTTATCAGTTCCGGTACTCCGACAACGGCGCGTTTGCCCGCGAAGTCATGCAGCCGTCAACGCTTCGATAAACACCACAGGATAGTCCTTCGCGGGACTATCCTGTTTTTTTTGTATCAGGAGACCTCATGGCTAATAGCTCAATTACTTTGCAAAACGTAATCGACGATGCGAACTCGCTCGGCGATGTTGCCCCAGCACTCGCCACAGGGGGTTTCTCTGATGCGCCAGCCCTGTCCATCGCCAACGATGTGATGCAGGCAATCATCAACGGCGGCCCCAACGCGCAGCCATACAACTGGAAGTGGAATTCTTTCAATGTAGCACCTTTTTGCACCATTAGCTACCAGTCGGATTACTTCGTACCCGGACTCATAAACCTCGGATGGATCGAGAACGCATGGGCCGTGAATATCAATCAGACCTCGGTGCCGAAGCAGAAGCAGTACCTCGAAGCGAAGAAGAACCTTCAGGTAACATATGACCAGACCGGATACCCCGGAAAGATTTGCTGGATGCAGAACAGCAACTTGTTGACAGGAACGTGGGGACAAGCCCCTCTTGGCCCGACAGCAGGTAATCCGAATGGCAACATCAACGGGCTTGGCCCCGGCCTCACAGGGCAGCAGAACCCCGGCCCGAACGTGATCTACACGAATCCCATCGGTATACTCAGCCAGCCGACCAACGCGAGTACCTGCATCAAAGACCCGAACGGGAACTTGTGGGCGCTTACGACATACGGCACATGCGGCGCGACACAACCTTCGTGGCCGACTAACCCAGCATTTCCCACCCTTACTGCGCCGACCACCGTTGCCACCACAGTGACTGATGGCAGTGTTGTGTGGACTGCCATCAACCCAGCGGGGCAGGGCTTCCGTCTGAACCCCATACCGCCTTCCAATGGTGTAGTGTGGGTCATAACAGTCGTTGCGCAGATGCGGGCCAATCGCTTCGTAAACGTCGCGCAGACGCTCGAACCCATCCCAGACGATTACGAGTGGGCGTTCAAGCAGGGCTTCTTCGCCCAATGCTATCGGCGCAACCCTGACCCGAAGATTCGTGCGAAGTTCACAATGGAGCAGCAGCTTTGGCTCAAATCGCTCGACGACGCTGTGCGCCAGTCGGATAGAGAGGAAGACGACTTCGGCTTCTTTCCCGGCAGTAGTGTGATGGAAAGTGGAATTGGAGTCAATCCAATAAATCCCGCCTATCCGTTTGGGGCTTGGAATGGCAACTAATTGAAAATAAACGATCTCCATAAAAACTTGACAAGTGTGTTATAATGGAGTATGAGAGAAAATACTAACACACGAGATCGCCAAAAGAAAACAGACTGGCAGCGCGAGGACTACAAGTCCAACCCTGAAAAGTATCGCGCTGCGGCCCGTCGCTACAGAGAGCGGAATCCTGTAGAGGCGAAGCCGAAGCCAAAAAGAACGCATTGCAAACATGGTCACGAATTGACGGACGACAACGTGTACCAATATGTCCACGAAAGGGACGGTCTTGTGCGCGAGTGTAAAACGTGTACGACTGCTAAAAACCACCGCCGTGCGGGTCAACTTCGAGAGAATCATCTCAATCGCAAATTCAACATGACAGTAGAGCAGTTCAACTTGAGGTTGTCGGAGCAAGGCGGCAAGTGCGCAGGATGCGGCACAACAGAACCGGGCGGTATGGGTAGCTTTCACGTTGACCACGACCATGAGACCGGAGAGATACGAAAGCTACTGTGCATGAACTGCAACAGATGCCTCGGTGCTGCTAAGGATGATCCTAAGCTCCTTGAAGCGCTTGCGTTGTATCTAAGGGAACACGGAAAGGTATAACACAATGGCATCGACAAGCACCAATACCCTGCTGGGTACGCAGACCTTTACCGAGAAACTGAACTTCGGTCGCCGTGCT